CTTCGGCTACACTGGTCAGTTAACCTACACCATGGTAGGCAATGTAGCACAAGCTAACTTGGTTAGCATAAGCACACAAGTGTTGTTCAGTACAAGCAGGGCCAACTGCTTGGCGGAGTGAACTAACACAAGGTGTTATGGATGGCAGTACTAGTAAGCAGGACTCTCCCATACTTACTAGCTTGTTGCACTATCCCATACTGGCTGTATAGTGTAGTGTCGACCCTGCCGAGCCGAACCTCGGTCTTCGAGACCCTACAAAGTAGGGAAAGGAGATGAAGCCGAGGCTACTTGGAGTTTTAATTCCCATGCCACTCCAAGTGGAGGCACGCCACAAGCGAGTTGTACTCGTGGAAGTTTACTCTAAGCATTTGATAGCCGATGAGGTGTAGTGCCTCATGCATGGATAAGTCCATGAATGCTACAGGCTTACTCTTGTTTAAACCCAGCCAGAGAACTGACTAAGGTGGTAAGCCTTGAGCTTCGAGTAGTTTATACTCTATCCTTGCTAGGTGGCCACACTGGCTGTGTAGTTGCACTTAGGCAAGGAATGGTTAGCAACTCCCAGGTTCATAACTTCTGGGAAGTTGGTTGCAGTATCTTACAGGCGTTACTGCTTAGGCCTAGACTTGCTTTTCATCATGCAAAGTTCGAGGGGGGTACCTCGTAAATCGCTAATGTAAAACAAGTTTCACACTAAGCTTGTCGTACAAAATTTCTCTGTTTTTCATGTTTTACCATCACTACAAAACCCCTTTTTGATACCTAAAATCTTGGGAAAAGTCGTTATACTGAATATCAATATGGCTAGAAGAAGTAAAATAAGCCCTGAAATCATTGAGGATATCTCTAATTGGCTTAAGTTAGGTTATTATCAGGAAGATGCCGCTACTATGGCAGGTATTTCTGAGTCCACTTACTATGAATGGATTAAACGTGGCGAAAAGGTGAGGGAAGAGATGGACACAAAGATGCTTACTGCTGGTGAAAACACCAATGATTCCTTGGCCGTGGTAGAGGAAGTAGAGATTGTTGATTTATATTTGGAGTTTTCGGAGGCAGTAAAAAAAGCAAGAGCCGAAGCGGAGGGTGCCCACATACGTAATATACGTAGGGCTAGTGATAATGGAGTATGGCAAGCGAGTGCTTGGTGGCTAGAACGTTCTTTTCCTAAGAAATGGGGTAAACGCAGTAGCGTAGAGATAGGTGGCGAGAATGGTGAGCCGATTAAGTTTGAAATTTCATACGGCGATTAAGCTTAGTTCCCCACAAATTTTTCTCTGCTTTTTCATGTTTTTTCATAAAACAATTACTATCTACCCTTTCTAACACTCTTATCCTATATTTCTGTAAAGTGCATTACTTTCCCTTAATAAATCTTTTAAGAGTTAATAAATCTATGTAGAGTTCTTTACGTGGATAAGGTTAGCTTATTAGCAGAGGTGTTAGGTATACCTGAGTGGTATTCAAAAGCTTCTTGTAATACGGTTGTCTACCCTGAATTGAATGCTGATGAATGGTTTCCAGAGCGAGGAAGTTCTACTAAAAAGGCAAAAGAGATATGTAACTCATGTCCAGTAAAAGAGCCATGTTTAGAACAAGCTTTGGAGAGGGGAGAGCGGTTTGGTATTTGGGGTGGTAAATCTGAGAGAGAACGTAGAGCTATTCGTAAAGAACGTAAAATGAAACCTATCGTCGAGAATGATGACGATTCTATATTTTAAGGTAAGTCGTCTTCAGTAAGAGGTTCTAAATCAAACTCGTATCCCATACGATTGTCGTAATCCCAGTCGCTTAGTTTATTAAGAAGCCTAACAATTTCTTTTAAGCCATATCCAAATATAAATCCTACTAAATAATCCATTTGTGAATATTATCACAATCCCTCAATACCGTGGCATTATTTGTTAAATACAAGTTAAAAAAATGTTTCATGATAGAGTTGTAAAACTATGGATTACATTCTCGGTGGAATAAGATTTAGAACAAAAAACGAAACAGAAAAAAATGGAAAAATCCAAGTAGATATGATTATGGATAAACAGGTAGTCGATACATTTAGAATTGCAAAAGATGTGACACCTAAAGAACAAGTAGAACAAATTTCCTTAATAGTTTTAGCAAGCTACCCTAGTCTGCGAAATACCACAGGTTTTAAATACAAGAGCTAAAGTAAGAATGTCGGAATCCACACCGACCTCCTCCCATCATCGGCTCTCTTAGGAGAGCTGTATTTATAACTTATTTCTGTTAAAATTAATTCATGACTTATAGACCATTACCAAAAGGATTGAGAATTGGTAAATCAAAAATAGAAGGGCAAGGATTATTGTCTGATGTAATCATTGAAGCTCATACTAATTTAGGCCTTACTCATTATAAGTTAAAATCTGGTGCATGGTTAAGAACTCCTTTAGGTGGTTTTATAAATCATAGTGAAGAACCAAATTGTGAGTTAATGAATATTGCAAAAGAAAAATATTTAATTACTAAAAAAGACATAATGCCAAATGAAGAGCTAACATTGAAATACACAATGTATGAGGTGGAGAATTATGCCAAGGTATGATTACCAGTGTATTTTACACAAATGTAATTTTGAATTTGAAGTAACACATAAAATAACTGAAGACCCTTTAATAAAATGTCCTAAGTGTGAATCAGATTCTAAACGTAAAATTTCTAGTAATGTCATGTTTGAAACACCAGTTGATGTAGAATGGGAAAAAGACCCAAGTGGGTTAACTGAAAAATCTTTTAGAGAGTACGAAAAAGCAAAGAGGAGAAAGTTTAGATGGTAGACAATTACGAATTTTGGGACCCTAATAAAGAAACACATAAAGAATTTAAAATGCGTACTAAAGGTAAAGGTATGCGTGGTGGTGTAGGCAAAAAGAAAAATGCAAACGTACCTGAAGGTGGACTTTCTAAAATTAGGCAACAAGCTTTAAAAAGAGCATTTTATAGATGTGAATGGCCAGAGTGTGATGATAACCAATGGCTAGAGTTAGCACATATCAAAGACATAGGAATGGGAGGTAGAGACGCTCTAATAAAATATGAATTAGACAATGTGTGTATGTTATGTAAATTTCATCATGATGTTTATGACGGTAGAAATATGAAAAAGAGGGAAATTAGAAAATTATTAAAATCTCATTTAATTAGTAAATGGGCTAAAAGATAATGCCTCTATATCAGCCAACACTTCCTGGCTTACATGATAATCAAAAATCAGTAGCTGAATCAGAAGCACGTTGGAAAATACTTTGTGCTGGTCGAAGATTTGGAAAAACAAGATTAGGTATCCATTTATGTATGGAACAAGCATTAGCAGGAAAAAGAGCTTGGTGGGTAGCACCAACATTTGCTATAGCTAGAGTTGGTTGGAGAGCATTAGAAAACGCAGCTTATTCTTTTCCACCAGAAATACAACCTAAAGTTTCTTTAGCTAACATGGAAGTTATTTTTCCTAATGGTGGTTTTATAGCTTGTAAATCAGCAGATAATCCACAAAGGTTACGTGGTGAAGGTTTGGACTTCTTAGTAATGGACGAGGCAGCATTTATTAAACCTGATGTTTGGCAAGAAGTTCTACGTCCAACACTTACTGAAAGAAAGGGTAGTGCTTTGTTTATATCTACACCTATGGGTATGGATAACTGGTTTTTTGATTTATGGGAAACAGCAGAAAAAGCACCTAACTGGGAACGATTTAGATTTTCTACTTATGACAATCCAATGATTGATGATGAAGAAATTGACTCTGCTAAAGGTGAAGTAGGCTCTATTGTTTTTGCTCAAGAGTATTTAGCTGAATTTGTTGAAGCAGGTCAAGGTATGCTAAAACCTGAGTGGATGTCCTACTTTGATATTAAAGAAAGAATGTACATAGGCGGTGGTTCACAATGGAATCCACAAGAGATGGTTCACTTTGGAACTGCTGACTTAGCTGTTACAACTAAAACAGAATCAGATTATACAGTTATATTGTCTTGTGCTATTTCTCCAGATATGAAATTATTTGTTGAAGACATGGTAAGAGTAAAAATTGAAGGACCAGACATAGTTCCGACAATACAACAGATGTACAATAAATATAGATGGGCATACTTATGTTTAGAAAAACAAAACTTTACAAAAAACTTTACGCAGTTAGCACAGAGAGCAGGTATGAGAGTTAGAGAAATGGACACTTCTAAAGATAAAATAACACAAGCTCTGCCTTTATCAGCTAGGATGGAGTCAGGCGATATTGTATTTCGTCGTAATGCACCATGGTTAGAAGAGTTAGAGAGAGAACTGATGACATTTCCTGTAGGTCGTCACGATGACATTGTTGACGCATTAGTCTTAGGTGCACAATCATTAGTTCAAAGGAGAAGTTGGACAGCGTACTAAATGGAAGAAGAGAATAAAAGTTTAATTAAGAGAGTTTCAGATTATTTAAATAAACCTAGTGAAGCATCACTTAGGAAAATGGCTAATTATAATCAAAGCCTTTCATCAAGTAGGGATACTTCTATTTATGGATATAACTCTACAGCTGGTTTTTGGGAAACAGATTCCTTAAAAGAGATTGGTGATGGTACTGGTAACTCCGCAGTAGTAGCTTGTTTAAATGTTCTTGCGACTTCATTTGCTGAACCTGCACTACAGGTAGTTAAAAGAGACCAAGTGTTTGGTGATAGAGAAGTAGATTATAAACATCCTTTAGCTGAACTTTATAGAAGACCTAATGAATTTATGTCATCTAGTCTTTTATCACACTATATTGTTATATCTCTAAATGCTCATGGTGATGCTTTTATTTTTAAAAACAGAAATGCAAGTGGTAAAGTAGTTCAATTAGTTCCTTTAATGCCAAACTTAGTAAGTGTTAGAGGTAATACTGAAAAACTAATTACTCATTATGAATATTATGCACATTCAAAAAATGAACTTGCTGGTGAACCAGTAAGAATAGACCCTAAAGATATAATTCATATACGACAAGGAATTGACTCAAATGACCACAGAAGAGGTCATGCACCACTTAAATCTATATTAAGAGAATTGATTGGTGATGAAGCAGCAGGACAATATGCTTCTGCTATATTAACTAATCTTGCTGTTCCAGGTGTAGTTCTCTCTCCAAGAAATGATGCAATGGGTGGCCCTACTAGAGAGGAAGCTGAAGCTATTGCACAATCTTACAAACAGAAGTTTGGTGGTGCTAATAGAGGAGCACCTATGGTTCTATCTGGTGCAATGTCAGTAGAAGTTGTTTCTTTCTCACCTGACCAAATGAAATTACAAGAATTAAGAAGGCTACCTGAAGAAAGAGTTTCAGCTGTTTTAGGTGTACCAGCTATACTTGCTGGACTAGGTGCTGGTTTAGATGCAGCTACTTACAATAACACTGCTGAACTTAGAGAATTTTTTACAGAGCAAAAATTAGTTCCTATGTGGAAAACTGTTGCAAATGAACTAACACATCAATTACTTATACCAGATTTTGGCGATAGTCAAATGATGTGTGATTATGATATTCAAAACGTAAGAGCTTTACAAACAGATATGGATGAACTTTACAAAAGAGTCAACATGGGTGTATCTGGTGGTTGGATAACAATTGGAGAAGCTAGAAAAGTTGTAGGTCTAGATGTTGATGAACAACATAATGTATATCTAAGACCTATGAATATGGTACAGATACCAGCTAACGAACAACCAGTACAAACTCCTGTACAAGAAGAAGATGACGACGATGACGAAAAGTCAGAAGCTAGTTACGAAGCTAAACTTTTAAGACAACTCTATGACCAAAAGATGGATAGTGTAGATGCAGTTCCAGAAACAACTAGACAAGCAGTAGCACCAAAACCATCAAGAAATATGTTTATGTTTACAACAAGAGAAGCTGCTGAAGAAAGAGCAAGACAATTAGGTTGTGAAGGTTCACATGCTCACGAAGTTGAAGGTATGACATATTACATGCCTTGCAGTTCTCATGAGTCATTTCAAAGAACAAAAAAATCATACATAGATGGTATTGTTGAAGAGTTAAAGGTTTCATTAGAAGAAGCTGAAGTTTTATTTGAACAAGAATTTGAGATAGGTGAAATGACAGAAGAGAAAAAAGATAAAAAAACTAACT